CCGCCCAAAACGACTTGGCCAAAGCGGTTTCCGGCACCACCGGCGCCCTAACCGAACAGGCGAAAAAAGCGGCAGAACACCTCGCCGACGCCAGCTTGACCCAGCTCACCGCCGTCGGCAAAGCCCGAGAGGGATTCATCTCCCACGCGGACCCTACTCGCGCATCCTCCGAATGGAACAGCCTTTCCCTGAAGGAACAGCAGGAAGCGACGCGCAGTGCGTCTGAAATATCAGACGCCTACGAAGTGCTGAAAGCCAAGCTCACCGCCACTGGCCTGAGCATGGAGAATCTTAACAGTATTGTTGCCGAGGGTGGAGACGACTACAAAAAGCTAGTCAGAGAGCTGCGTGCCGCTGGTGAGGAAGGCGAGCGTGCTGCGGGCTACCTGGAGAAATCGCGGAAGCAGATCGAAGACACGATAGCTGCTGCGCGCCGGGTTGACCCTGCTGCCGCCCAGGCGGCCAAGGGAATTGATGTTCTGGCGGATTCATCTACCAATGCCAATGATAAGCTGAACGCCCTGGAGTCGATCATGCAGGCCATGGGCCTGGCGCCTATGGCGGCAGAAGAGGCCATGGCTTCCGCAGCTCAGGCTGTGGATGACATGGTGAAATCCGCCGAGACAGCGAACCACCCAGTAGAAGAACTGGGCGCAAACCTTGGCGACTTGGCAACCGGCAAGCTGGATATGACGAACGCTTCTGCTAGGGAGCTGAGTAAGAAGCTCTCGACGATGCGGCAGGAGCTGGAAAAGGTCGCCACCGCGGGCGGTAATACTAATGAGGCGTACCAGCAGATGCAGGGTTCCTTTGCCACTATCGGCCAGGAGTTCGGCCTGACCGCGGAGCAAGTCCAGCACCTGGCTGATGCCTATGGTGTGCTGCCAACGGAAATCACTACCCTGGTTGGCGTCAATAGCGAAGGCGCTAAGAAAGAGCTGGCCACAGTATGGTCGCAGTTATACCCGCTCAAAGATGGCGCCAGCATCGAAGTTAAAGCCGTGGGCGAACAGGCCATGGGCGTACTCAAAGACCTAGGCGTCAAGGCGGAAAAACTCCCTGATGGCATCAACATGAAGCTGACCGCCACCGACGCTGACGCCGTGGCCAAGCTCGGAGAAGTGGCAGCGAAAGCCGACGCTATCGGCGACAAGCCGGTCGACGTGAAACTGCTGCTGGACGACACGAAGTTCACGACCAACGCGGCAGCCGCTAAGAACCTGGTTGATGATCTGGCGATCCAGAAGCCTTCCCCGCAAGCCCAGCTCATCATTGATGATTTCCTCAAGTCCGGGGAGATTGCCAAAGGTGACCTGTACTACCTGACCGGCCTATCGGCCCGTCCCCAGGCTGAGCTGGACAAAGATTTGTTCGATGCCGGGTTTAACACAACCAAGGAGCAGCTGGACTCGCTCACCCGTACCACGGCGATGCCGACTGTCGACGCGAACACCGCGCCTGCGCACAACAAGATTCGTGATCTCTGGAATGCGCTAGTTTCGCTGACGGCTATGGGGCCAGTCAGCGTTATGGGCATAGCGGCGAAAGCCACCGGGCTTTCAGGAAAAGCGTCTGGTGGCCGACTACCAACAGCCGGCCCCGGCACCGGCGTCACCGATGGTATCCTTGCGGTCAACCCCCAAGGCGCTCCGGTGGCGTGGGTGGATGCCGGCGAGTGGGTCATCAACCGACACTCGGCTGACCAGTACAACCATACCCTGCACCACCTGAACCAGGGTGATGGGCCAGGCGCCCTGGCGGCACTCTATAACGAGTTGCCCCACCACGCTACGGGCGGGCGGGTGCAGAAGGTTAAGAATGATCTGGCCCCGCTGGATGGCACCCCCTACATCCTGGGCGGTTTTTCCCTGGCCGGTGTGGATTGTTCCGGCGCTGTGAGCGCCGCGGTGAACTCATGGGAGAATGTGCCGATCTTCCAGTCCCGCATGAGCACCGCTACGGAAGGCCCATGGCTTGCCGCACACGGTGCCCTGCCTGGCCGCGGCAACGCTGGCGATTTTCAGATTGGCTGGTGGGATAACGGTGGCGGCGCCAACGGGCACACCGCCCTCCGGTTGCCTGATGGCACCTATATTGAGTCCGGCGGTAACACCGGTGGTGGCCTCACCATAGGGCGGGGTGCCGGCCCTCTCGACGGCCGGGGGTTCACGAACTGGATGCACTTTTCCGGCAGCGCTGCTGACCTTAACCTTCCCGCCCTGGAGCTGGCGTTTAGCAGCCTCACCGGCGGCGGCACCAGCGTGAGCTGGGGCGAGGCCCAATCGCTCCATGACCTGGCCATCAAGTACTTAGGCGCAAAGGTCTATGACCAGGGCGGCATTCTGCCCCACGGTGGCGTGGCGGTCAACCTTTCTGGTCGCCCCGAGGTGGTGCTGCCCCCGACGTTGAGCCAGGCGGCCCGTAGTGGCCAGCTGCAGGCAGCATCCCCGGAGCTGTCCCGCGCTGTCGACAAGCTCACCGCAGCACTGGCGACGGCAACCACGGCATTCGTCAAAGCCGCGAAAGAACTGGACAAACCAGTGCGCGCCGGGTCCAAAGAGTTAGCCGCCTGGGGCGGTGGCTTCCTTGGCAAAAGCCAGGTCGTCATCGACGCCGAAAAAGGATTGGCAGACACCCGCAAGGCGATTGCTGACGAGTCTAAGGACATTGCCGATGCCGAGAAGGAATTGGCCAAGGCCCGCAAAGACCTGTCGAAAACCGAGCGAGACAACGCTGACAAGCTGATTGATGCTCAGGACCGGCTGCGGAAAGCCCGCAGCAAAGACAAGGCCAGCGCCGAAGACATCGCCGACGCCGAACGCAACCTTGCCAAAGTACGGGAAGACGCCCCGGAGAAATCCCAAGAAGCTGCCGAGAAAATCGCCCAGCAGGAAGAGAAGCTGGCTGAGGCCAGGAAGAAAGCCGCCGACTCCGCGAAGCGACTAGAGGCCGCCGAGCGCACAGTCACCGCAGCCTACTACCAGGCGCTGGCTGATCTTATCGACGGCGTGAGCGGGCACCTAGCTTCCGCCGCGGGGCATCTCGGTGAGTTCTTCGACACCCTCGGCAAAGCCGCCGAGATCGCCGATAGTGAGCGCAAGGCCATAGGGGAGCTGCAACAATCGCAGATCCGCAACAGCCTAGCGCTGCAAAAATCTCTGCTGGACCTGCAAACTGCAGAATGGGATGTGCACACTGCCCGTGCGCAGGGTGCCATCTCGGTGGCCCAGGCGGAGAAACAGTTAGCTGAAACCCGTAAGCAGCAGGCGCTGCTGGGGGCGACCGGTATCGAAGCCATGGGCGCCGCCCTCGACCGTTTCCGCACCACGGGCGTGTTCTCGATCGGGCAGGTTGCTGACTCGGTGGTTGCCCAAACCGCAGCGGTGAAGGCCGCGGAGTGGGCGGTTGCCGAGGCCCGTGCCCAGGCGGCTGCCGACCAGCACGCCGCCACCCAGAAGCAAGCCCTGGCCCAGCTAGATGTTGCCGACGCCACCCTGACCCAGGCGAACACCGCAGAGATGCTGAGGATTAAAACCGAGGCGCTCACGCAGCAAACCGCCCAACTATACGGGTTAACCCCCGCGGCGGCCCAGGGTGCTAGCGCTGGCTTTAGCGGCATCGGGAAACTCCTCGGCGGCCTAGGCAAGATCGCCGCGGGCATTGCCGGCGGTGCCGCAGGCTTCGCGGCCGGCGGCCCCCTGGGTGCTATCCCAGGTGCCACTATCGCCCTCGGCGGCCTCGGCGACCTGGTGCGCGGCGGCTTCGACCTCTTCAACAACAAAGCTTCCGTGAAGGAAGCCTGGAAAGGCATGGGCCTAGCCCAGAAAGCCGGGGTCGTTTTGGGCGGCCTGGGCGGCGGAGCGCTCGCTATCGGTGGCGCCGCGCTCACCCCCCAATACGGCGCCGAGGCAGCCATCGGCGGTGCCAAGCTGGCCGACCAATGGACCGATGCCGTCCTGGGCGGCATGGCCCACGGTGTGGAATCGAAGATCGCCGCTATCCAACGGCAAACCACAGACCGTACCGACCGGCTAGGGCTCGCCACCGACGCCCAAAAACTCCTCCTCGATACCAGGCGGCAACAGCTAGAACTCGCGGGCGCAGCGAAAGCCGAAGCATTAAAAGCCCAGGTGGACTACGCGAACCTGCAAAAGCAGCTAGCTGAAGCCACCACCAAGGCGGAGATCGACGCCCTCACCGAGGCAGCCCGCGTGGCAGCCACCAAGCGCGATGCCATGCTGGTGCTGGCGGCACGCCAAGCCCAGGCTGCTGAAACCCAGCTGGCGCACACCCGCGCGCTGGTGGAGGCTGCCCGCTCCGGCGCCACCCAAGCCGGAGTGAAAACCATCGACATTAATGTGCGCATCCCCGACGGTGTGAACACCTTTACACGCGCCGATGTTGCGCGCATCACGACCGAGGCAGTGAAGGCTGCCACCGGTGCCGACTATGTGAACGCCCGAATCTAGTTAGAAAGGGGGCTGCCCGCCCGTGTATGAGATGACCTACGTGTCGCCTGACGGCGCATCCTTCGCCCTCACCGGCGGCCAGATCGAAGTCGCCGAGGGCGGCGTCGACAAACTCGTCGGTAGCGTTAAGGAGCGTGCTTACGTTGCGGTGGGCATGCCGGGACAGCTACTCGAATCACATGTCATTGAGCCGATCCGCGGGGCACTGACCCTGGTGATAGACTCCACCCCCACCAAGCCCGCGGAGACGCTGGCCTTCGAGCTGCGCAGGGCGTTCTCCCACCACAGGCTAGGGCAACTAGCAGTCGCCACACCCCGCGGCGTAGCTAGGCTCCGATGCCGGCTAGACGGCACTATCAGCGACCCCACCGAGGTGTACAGCCGCTCTAGCGGCCTAGAGCTGCGCATCCCCCTAGCCGCTGATGAAGGCGTCTGGAAGGTAGGCCCCTACACCGGCAGCGGCAAGACCAACGTTTCAAACTTCGGTGACACCACCACCTACTTGGAGATCACCTGGCAAGGTGGCGGCGGCCCCATCACCCTCCCCTCCGGCGCCACCCTAACCCTGCCCACCACCTCCGAACGCCGACACCTGCTCCTCAATCCCACCGACTCCTGCGCCATCATTGACCCCACCGGCGGCGTTGACCACACCCTATGGCGCCAAATCCCCTACCTACCTGAAGGGGTGCCAGCAGGTGGGCAGCGCACGTACCAACTGCCCGCTGGAGCCGCCGCCACCTGGCACGTTTCCACCCTCGACCCCTGGAGGTGACACAGATGATCGACTGGACAGCCCACCGTAAACACCGCGAACAGGCCATCGCAGATACAGGTCAATGGGTAGGCTTACTCGACGCTGATGGCAGCCCCCTCATGGACCTGCCGCCCGTGGCATCCATGGTGGCGCCCGAAACCCGCAACGACCCAGGCTCCCTAGAACTTACAGTCCTGTGCCGCAGCAGCCGCGGCATCATCCACCCTGCCGTCACCGAGCTCGTCGCCAAACAACTTGGCGTGCTCAGCCCCGAAGGCAAGCTCGTTCCCGTCGCCGATCAGACTCGCTTCGTGGCCATAGAACGCGCCGGCGTGCCGCGCCGGGTGTACTGGGTTACCCACACCGTAGCAAGGGGCGACGCCGACGCCCCCGCCACCCTCACAATCCACGGCGTGGGGCTAACGAAGTTATTGTCGAGATTTCCTGCGATGTCTGCTCCGACCACGTGGCAGCAGTCGTTTAAGAGGTTTGAGCGCGACTGGGTGGGGCCGGAAAACACTAAGGTTGTGTTCTCGCAGCCCCGGGAGCTCGCGGGGATGAAAATGGTGACCGTCGCTGACGGCGCCACCCTCGACGGCCCCGCCGAGGCCACCATCCGGCGGCTGATTACCGAGTCGTTAGCGGCAGCGTTCCGGGTTGCTGGGATCACCAAGGACCTACCGATCCAAGTAGCGGCCACCCCGACGGGACGCTCCTCCCCGCGTATCCTGCTACGCCCCACGGATGGGCCGCTGCTAGAAGAGATCGCCCAACCAGCCGCCGCGGCAGGCGTTATCATCACCGCCCGAATGTGGTGGCCAGGCGACCCGCCGGTCACCGGTCTGGCGTTGTCGTTGCCTACGGTCGTCGTGGCAGTTGAGCAGGCAAAGGAGACACCATAATGAGGCCCACGCTTATTGCTGGCGGCGGTGAGATGACCGTCGGCCGCCGCACTTCCACTTATGTGTATGGAGTTTTCCAAGTGGACATCCCCGAGGGTAAGGAGCAG